GTCCTCCCTTTTTCTTCTTGGGTAAGACCCCTCGGTATTTCAAAGAGCCGGCGCGAGCGTGGATGCGCGCGGGGGGTACCCGTGCTCGCCGTCGTGGCAGGAGATAATTCGAACAACACGGAGATCTGAAAGAGCTTTGTCGAAAGGCAACCGCGGTTCCGACGGTTTCGGACAGAGCGGCCGGATCGGGTCTGGAAACCCGACCCCGGCCAAAGAAAAGGATACGCACATGCTAGTTAAAGCTGGAAACGGCGGAACGCAAGGTCAAACTCCTTCCATACGCGAAATACGCGCCTGGAAGCAGGCTTGGTTCTCTCCGCAACCTCTCGCCGCTCCCGCGCCGTCGATAGATCCGCCCAAGGAGAAGCAGCCGCGCCTCCTCGTCGGCCCGTCCGAAGTACGGTCTGAGGGGCGCGCATTTCGTTCTATGATCGAAATGTTTCACGGCGCCGTTCGGTGGGCGGTCCAATTCAATCCGAAGTACTTCAAGCACCTCAACATCACCTGCGATGAAGTCTCCGAGCAGGTGATCGAGCATTGCCCGCAGCTTGATCTGGCGTCGCGCTTTATCATCGTCTTCATGCTGCCCGTACTGGCGCGTTTGAGCAAGGCTTGTCGTCGGTAGCAGCGAGCACCTTGGGCGGCACCATGATCGGTGCCGTCCCTTTTTTCTGGAGTGTGTTGTGTTAGATCATAGTTGTCAGGTGCAGCGTCATTCTTTCGCCGAGCGCGGACACGATTGTTATCAAACGCCGGAGCCCGGCACCGAAGCGGTATACCGGCACGAGGATATCGGTGACTCCTGGGATCCCTGCGCCGGTCCTGGCGCGATCGTTCGTGTAGGTCGCCGCCTCGGTCGTACGGTCATCGCTTCCGACATTGTTGATTACGGCGGACTGCATTTCGTCCGCGACTTTCTCGGCGAGATCGGGATGCCTGCGGGCGTCGACACGATCCTCACCAATCCGCCCTTTAAGCTGGCCGAGCAATTTGTCGATGACGCACTCTGGCTAGCTCCCAAAGTCATCATGCTGCTACGGCTCGCCTTCTTAGAGAGCGAGCGGCGCTGTTACATCCTTGAAGGTCGCGGCCTTGCCCGCGTGCACGTTTTCCGCAAGCGCCTGCCGATGATGCACAGGGAGGGCTGGCAAGGCCCGAAGGCAAACTCGGGCATGGCATTTGCGTGGTTCGTCTGGATCCGCGGACATACCGGCCCGACCGTCATCGATCGCATTTCGTGGGAGCGCTGAAGATGTCGGTGATCATCCCGGCAACCGAGCACAACGCGGCGCCGCGCGGCGCGAAGATCCTGATCGAAGGTCCCACGGGCGTCGGCAAGACCTCGTTGCTGCGCCATCTCCTCCTGTCTACCACGCTGTTCGTGGACATCGAGGCCGGCGATCTCGCTGTTGCAGATCTCGCGCTCGACACAGTTCGCCCGCGAAAGTGGCGATCCGTGATCTCGCCGTTTGGCTGGCTGGCGTCAACCCCGCTGTGCGATCCGACGCTATCTACGGCGAGCAGCATCATGCCGCGGTCGTTAAGGAGTACGGCGAGCGACCCGATCGCTACACGACGGTGGTCATCGACAGCATCACGCGCGCCGGCGGGCTTTGCTTCGAATGGACAAAAGACAGACCGGAAGCGTTCAGCAGTAGCGGAAAGCCTGATCTCCGCGGTCGTTATGCATTGACCGCGCGCGAGATGATCGCCTGGGCGCTGCTTCTGCAGCAGGCTCGGCCGATCAACATCATCCTCCTAGGAATCCTCGAAACCGTCACCGACGAGTTCGGCAAGGTCGAGCACAGGCTTCAGATGGAAGGCTCGCGCACGGGGCGCGAGCTCCCCAGCATCGTCGACGAGGTCATCACAATGCACTGGATCCGGAACGGCGCCGACACCTTCCGCGCCTTCGTGTGCACCGCACCGAACCAGTGGAACTACCCAGCGAAGGACCGCAGCGGCCGTCTCGAACAGATCGAACAGCCGCATCTGGGCAAACTCTTGGACAAGCTTACGAGGCCTAGCGGCGACCTCATCGATTTCCCTGCCGCTGAGAAGGAGTGAACAAAATGCCTGCGTTCGACTACGGCACTGTCTCTGAAGAAGATGATCTGATCCCCGACGAAACTATCCTTGATTTCGAAATGACCATCAAGGCCGGCAACATCGGTGAAGACGGTCTCTTGTCACGATCGAAGAACGGTGAAGCAGAGGGTCTCGCCGCCACGTTCACCGTCATCAAAGAGGGCACCTACTTCAAGCGCAAGATCTTCAGCTTCATGGTGCTGTCCGGCACGACTGAAGGACACGCACAGGCGGGGGACATCACGAAAAAGCGTCTGCGGGCGATTCTAGAGTCAGCCCGTGGGGTCAAACCGACCGACGTGTCTGAGGAGGCAAAGGAGAAGCGTATCGCCGAGCACAGCGACTTCGGTGGGATCTGTTTTGTCGCGAAGGTCGGCATCGAACCCGCGAAGGGCCAGTACAAGGCGAAGAACGTAATCGCGTCGATCGTCACGCCCGAGAAGGACGGGTGGCATCAGCTCAATCAGTCTTCGCGGGCGCCTACACCATCGTCGTCCTCGTCGCCTCCGCCCGTTAGCGGCAACAGCGGTAACAAGACGATCGTGACGCCGGACTGGGCGCGATGAGGGTGCGATGGCTCCGCGCTGGAGAGACGCCAAGTTTAAACCGCGATCGATGGTCGAGGACTTTCTCGACAACGAGGCGTTCGTAATCGCGAGGGACAAAGCTCGTGCCGTCGTTACTGGCGGCACGATTCCCGCGGGCGTGCCGATCGGAAGGCTGTCGGATGTGGAATGGGGATGGATTGTTGGAGAAGCTCTGTCGGGCTGGATCTGTGCTCGCGCCTTTCAAGCGACCCGGAACGGTTACGATCGGGAATTGCAGCTACGAACGATCGCAGGGTGGCAGCCTCCTCCATGGGATGCCGGTGCGATTGCCGTCGTCCTTCCCGCTCTAGCGGCGATTGACATCGATTGGGAGAAGCCGCTCGGCAGGTTCACCAGCGACGAGATCATCAAGCTCCTCGGTGCCGCTTACCAGCTCGTCGATCGAGCAATGGCAGCGCAAAAGCTTGGCGAACAGCTCGTCCCTCGCGATCCGCGCACACCGGAAGAAAACGCAGAACAGTTCGACGAACCGATGCTTGGGATCTGAGGGAGGACAGCTATGGATCTCAATCGCATCGATGCAGCTGATACGCCGACTTGTATCGCGATCAACGAAGCGCTTGAGGCTGGTGCACGCGTCGATATCGAAAGAACGCGCGGCTACCTAGGCGCTAGCCAAGTCGGGCATCCTTGCATGCGGAAGATCCAGTTCGACTGGATGTGCAATCCCGTGCACGCGACGCAGACACGGGACATCTTTGCGCGCGGGCATTTCTTCGAAGCGCAGACCAAGGCGCACTTTGAGAAAGCTGGTTTCAAATTCGCCGACCAGAGCGCTCTTGAATTCGAGGATCCCAGCGGTTGGTTGCGCGGTCACGCCGATGGGATCTTTCTCTCCGGTCCCGCGATCCCGGAGCTCATCTACCCCGCGCTGTGGGAGCACAAGGCGATCAACGCGAAGGGATACGCGTCGCTAAAGCGAGACGGTCTCGCCAAAGCCTATCCGCAGTACGCCGCCCAAGTTGCGCTCTATCAGAGATGGCTTTTGTTTCAGGGATGGGAGAGGGAGGAGAGAGAAGACGTCAATCCGGCGATCTTCACCGCGACCTGTGCTGATACCTGCGAGCGCCTGCATATTCTCGTCCCCTACGACGCAGAGCTAGCCCTAGAAACGCATCAACGCGCGATGGAGATCGTCCGAGTAACACGGGCGGGCGAGCTGCTGCCGCGCATGACCGAGAATCCGACGAACTGGCGCTGCAAAAAGTGCGGCCACCGCGAAAGGTGTTGGAGTCAGCCGTGAGTCTGTCTGACACACGTTCGAAGATCGAGCGGTTGCTCATTCTTGCTCTCAGCACGGAGCAAGATCAGGAAGCGCTTGCAGCTAGAAGATCGCTCAAGAAAGAGCTGCTAAACGGAGGTCAAGATCTGCACAAGTTCGCCGCGCGTTGCAGCATAACCGACGCCGACCTAAAAAAGATATTCGACGCCGGATATGAGAAAGGCGCGAAGGACGAGAAGAGCGCGACAGAGGCGGAAGCAAAAACGCACTCGGCTACTGAGAGTCTGAAGGGAGGATTGAATGAGTAAGCTCAAAATCAAGAAGCACGACCGCGAGAACATGCGGAAGCGACGCCGTGAGCAACGTCGCGACCGCAAAGCTGCGAACAAGAGACAGGTAGCACGCGGACAGTGAGCGCTAATCGCCTGATGCCGGCGCTCGCGTTCACGGACGAACAGCTCGCCCAGCTCCGAGCTGCGGCCGAGCCGATCCCAAGAGATCGGCGCCAAGCGTTCCTTGAGCGGGTTGCCGAGCTCCTGGCCGGTCGTCCGATCGGCAACGGCGCGGTGCTGTGGGCTGCACAGAGGGCACAGGTCGAGCTGCTCGGGGTGACGGTGCCGGAAGAATGACGCCTGCGGATCGGGCTTATGTCAGCTCTGGCCAGCTGCGGACATAACGCCGTATGAGGCTATGTCGGAGAAGTGCCAAAAGCCGACGTGAGGCAACTCTTGAAAAAGCAAAGAGCCCCGGAGCATTAACCCCGGGGCCCTTAATCAACCCCTCGTCCAATTCCATCCGGGGGGACGCTATTGACG